ATCCGATATTTCCGGAGACCTTGAACGCGACATATCCGCGGCCAACCTCGGAATGTGCGGGAATGGATACAGTCACGTCTCTACCTACATGCTTGACGCCCTTGGAGACATCGAGCGGTTCATTGCCACAAGCGGGAAGGTCAAAGGGATCAAGGCTCCATTCACGGGACTTGGTGAGATAACCGATTTCCGGGACGGGGAATATATCATCATAGCCGCGCGCGCCTCCATGGGAAAGACCGCCTGCGCCCTGAACATGATCGAGGAGATTGCCATAAGACGCAAGATACCTACCGGCGTATTCTCGATCGAAATGACCGCGAAACAACTGAACCTGCGGATGATTTCATCATTGTGCAGGTTTTCGTCATGGATGATCTCAAAGGGGCTTTACAAACAAAGGTCAGACATGGACCGGATGGGAGTTGCCGCGCGGGATATTGTCGGAAGCCCGCTTTTGATAGACGAATCCAGCTCAATGAAGCTTTCAGAGCTTAGAACGAAACTTCGCAGGATGGTCAAGGTTGACGGGTGCAGGATTATTTTCATCGATTACATCGGACTCATAGACGCGGAGCTTCCGAAACTCCAACGACATGAACAGATTGCCGAGATATCCCGTTCGATCAAGGCCATGGCAAAGGAGCTTGACGTTCCGATTGTCGTTTTGTCACAATTAACGAGGGACTTCGAGGGTAAGAGGCCGACACTGAACAGCCTTGCCGAGACGCGGAGCCTTGAACAGGACGCCGATCTGATAATATTCATCCACCGGCAACGGATCGAGGACATGAGCGAGGATGACAAAAAACAATACGCGGGCAGGATTCCAAGTGAGCTTATCGTAGCCAAGAACCGCAACGGTCCTACGGGAACCGCGAACATGCTGTATATTCCAAGCATAACCAAGTTCGTTGACATCGTATCACCGTCGCAGGACGACAGAAGGAGCGAATCATGATAATCTGCGTAGACTGCAAACACGGCGGAAAAAACGAGTATTGCCAGAGCAACTACGCCATAGGGCTTACGCTTGCCCAAAAGCGGGCGGTCTATTCATCGTGCGCTTTCTTCGAGCCTGACGGGCAAAAGGCGGAAAGCGACGAAACGAAAGATACCGATGAGCCGGGATTGTTCGATTAAAAGCCCAACTGCGTCAATGGCGTGTCAAGTCGCGATTTTTAACCGTTAGGTGGTACTTTGACGGTTTTTAGTTGACTGTAGGCGCTATTTTTTGTATTGACTATTTGCGATTATGATGTATGATTGATATATGCGTGTACTTACAATCGCCCAGAGTTACGCCCTATCCATCATCTACGGCCTCAAGGATGTTGAGAATCGCGCATGGAGTACGTCACTTGGCACGTTTGCGGTGCATACTGGACGCAATGATGACGGCAAGGCGTATGATAAAATAGACATTTTTAGGGATTTTAATAAAATTGAAAGAAAAGAAGGCATTGATTATCCTATAGCTGATGGTTGCGAGTACATGCGCAACGGCCCGGACGGTCACCTTGAACTTAGGCCGGAGTGGTCGGAGGATGGATCGAAGGTCAAAGCTCTTGCCATGCTGAGGTGGATCATCAATGCGAGCGAGGACGAGATACAGCCGGGCGCGATCATAGGGCTTGTCGATATTGTCGGCATCGTCAAGGACAGCCCGAGCCAATGGGCCGAGAAAGGCGCTAACCACTGGGTGCTCGCCAATGCCCGGCGGTTTGTAAAGCCAATCATAGGCGTTCGGGGCATGCCGGGATTCTGGCAATATCCCGACGCCAATCTTTTGGGAAGAGAGGTGACAGCATGACCATTCACTGCGAGGGCGGGGCTTCCGCCAGCACCCAGTCCAACATTCAGAAATTCCGCAACGCGGGGCGCGGAGGTTGAAAGACCTCTTCAGGTCGGTTAAGGCAATGGCCGATAGCATCGATCATTGCCTTTTGTTTTTTTCAGGCGGTCGAGATAGCATAGCCATGCTCGATCTTTTCGATCGGTTCCTTCACGGGAAATATAAGCCGATATTCTTGTATATGGTCAAAGGTCTTGAGTTCCAGGAAAGAACGCTCAGGCTGTACGAAAAGAAGTTCGGCATTGAGATCGCGCGAGAGGTACACTGGGACGTATCGGCTTACCTTAAACAAATGGGAAAGGTACCGAAAGCCTTGAAGTGCTCGGATTGCGAATCAAATCTCAGGCAGAAATATGACGAACCATGGATAGCTCTCGGGTATCGCAAGGACGAAAGCCTCCAGCGCCGCGGGCACTTGGGGAGCTTGTCAAAGTCCGACTACATCGATTGGCAATACCACAAGCTTTTTCCATTGGCGGACTGGACGGCCGCCGATATTGTGGCCTATATAAAGGCCAGAAAGCTCGTTTTGCCGGTAGAGTACCAAAATGGATATCGGAACATTGACCAGTTCAAGGGGAGGTGCGCATTGTATATCAAGAATTCTTACCCCGGCGACTGGAAGAAAATAATTGAGACCTTTCCGCTTATAGAAGCCGAGGCATTCAGGCAAGAAAACAAATGAAAAAGAACACGGTCGAGCGGTTCAGCATTGAAACTATTCACAGGAATACGATTCATGGGGCTCCGTACAATCCGCGCAAGATATCCGAATCAGCGGCGAAAAAGCTTCGCAAGGAGATGCGAAGCTTTGGGCTCATGTCTCCGATCATAGTAAACCGTGCCACGATGAACATTGTCTACGGACATCAAAGAATTGACGCTATGGATGCGCTCATGCGGATTGATGACTATGAGCTTACTGTCTCCATGGTAGAACTTAGCGAAGCTGAAGAAATAAAGGCGAATGTCCTTCTTAACAACCAGGGCGTTATGGGTGAGTGGGACATCGACAAGCTTGCGGAGCTTAAAGAGCTGATACCCGATCTTGATTTCAAAGACGACCTAGGATTCGATCAAGCCGATATGGATGTTATGTTCGCAGGAATGGACGCTTTAACGTCTTTTGATACCCCGCAAGAAGAAAAGACCGAAATAGAGCACATGGCTGAGATAGACGCATTCAAGGCGGCTAAAAAATCGCAACGTGAAAATATAAAGAATCAAGAAGCTGAAACTGGCGATACATGGGCAGTCGCGAATGATGATAATCTCCTCACCATCGTATTCAACACGAATGCCGAGAAGCGTGATTTCATGAAGCGCGCAAGAAGGGACCCTAAAGAGAAGTTTATAAAGCCCTCTATATTGTGGGACATAGCTTCCGGGAAGATCAATCTAGTGGGGAAAGCATAATGAAGCGCGGGCCAAAGAAGGGAGAGGGCGGAGCACCATTAAAAAGCATCGATATGGAAAAACTTGATAAGCTATGCTCTATTCTATGCACGGAAAAAGAAATAGCAGACATTTTTGATATGACTATGGAAACTCTGAACCAGAAAATAAAGGCATACTCTGGTAAAACTTTTCTTGACTATTACAAACAAAAAAGTGCAAACGGGAAAATGTCACTAAGAAGGGTCCAGCTTCAAACGGCTTTGGGCAAGCCACCCGTATTTGATAGAGATGGCGCATTAGCTAGTCCGGGGACAGCGCCTAATCCGACAATGCTAATATGGCTAGGCAAGCAATATCTAGGGCAATCTGACAAGCAGGAAATCGAGCATTCTGGAAGCGTAACCATAATAGACGATATTCCTAGAAAATGAGACTAACCGAAGCGATAGCCCCGTCATTTTACGATCTCCATAATGATCTTCGCGAAGAGCAATATGACGAGGTATGGTGCAAGGGCGGTAGAGGGTCTACTAAATCGAGCTTCGTCTCGCTTGAAATAATCCAAGGGCTAATAAAAAACAAGGGTGCTCACGCGTTAATCACTCGCCGATATGATAACGAGCTTCGCGATACCGTATTCGGTCAATATAGATGGGCCGCGACGAAACTAGAAGTTGACCATCTATTCCGCTTTATGGTTTCGCCCATGCAGGCCATCTATACGCCGACCGGGCAGATGATCCTATTCAAGGGCGCGGATAACCCGCTAAAACTTAAATCAATACAGCTCGGCTTTGGGTATATCAAATACTTGCACGTCGAAGAGTGCGATCAATTTGGAAATTATGACGACATCCGCAATTTGATACAATCTATTTTTAGAGGCGAAAATCATAAGCGAATTGCATTCTACTCGTACAATCCGCCGAAGTCTGGCCGCTCATGGGTCAATAAAGAGACGAAAATACCGAAGGATGGTCGATTAGTCCACGACTCGAATTATACCCAGATAAATCCCGCATGGCTTGGGGAGCGCTTTATAGCCGATGCCGAGCATCTAAAAACTGTAAACGAGACAGCATACCGCCATGAGTATCTAGGCGAGGAAGTAGGCACGGGACTTGAGATATTCAATAACCTTGAAATCCGCCCTATCCCCGACGAAGAACTAAAAGCCTTTGACCGCATCCGCCAGGGCCTAGACTTTGGCTATGCGATAGACCCAGCAGCATTTGAAAAAATGCATTATGACGCCAAGAAGCGACGCCTTTATATTTTTCGAGAAGAGGCAGGGATTGGGCTATCTAATCGAGTGCTAGCCTCGAAGCTTACTTCCGAGGAAAAGCGCGAGACTACCCGTGCCGACAGCGCCGAGCCTAAGTCAATCGACGAAATGAAGCTAGACTACGGGCTACGAATCCAAGGGGCGAAGAAAGGCGCGGGGAGCGTCGAGAATGGCGTCAACTGGCTTGCCGACCTAGAGAGGATCATTATTGACCCGGTGCGCTGCCCCCTCGCCGCGAAAGAGTTTGTCAACTACGCGCTAGAGATAAACCGGGCGGGCGACGTAGTAAGCAAGTACCCCGATAAAGACAACCATGCAATCGACAGCGTGCGCTATGCCTGCGAGGACTTGATAGGCACTCGGGTAATCCGCGCAGGCACGGCAGCCACAGCGCTCGGGCTGTAGTGGCCTTTACTTTTGACTATATATGCTTTACAATATGCCTAGCAACGTGGGCGGACGGGGAAGCCGCAATTACGGGATCGGCGAGATGGGAAGTGACCAACCGTTTGGATACCGCCATCAGGCTTACCATCTTCTGACTGTCATCGACAGTTTACCGGGTGCGAGGTTCGATCCCTCGCCGTTGCATTTTCTAGCCTAACTATGGGGGCGGTATGGGCCTAAATGTTTCGAAGGGCGATATGTATCCATGGGTTACTCACACATGGAACGCGATAAAAGGTAAATGCCCGCACGATTGCACTTATTGCTATATGAAGCGATGGGGAAATCTATCAGAGACGCATTTTGACCGCAAAGAACTAAAGACGGATTTAGGCGAAGGCAATTTTATATTTGTCGGTTCATCTTGCGATATGTTTGCATTCCCCGGAATAAAAGATTCATGGATAGTTGAAGCCTTGGAGTATTGCCGTGGATTCAATAATTCATATCTATTTCAGTCAAAGAATCCTGCTAGCATGAAAACCTATCTGTCGAGACTGCCCTCTAAAACAGTTCTCTGCACCACGCTAGAAACTAATCGCTGGATACCGTCAATAATGGGTAAGTCACCCACTCCGAGCGATAGGGCGCAATGGATGGGCGAGCTAGAAATATTTGACCGATACGTTACGATAGAGCCGATAATTGATTTTGACTTAAAGCCATTTGTAGAACTAATCAAACAGTGCGAACCAAAACAAGTAAATATAGGCGCTGATTCAGGGAAGAATGGTCTCCCCGAGCCTAGCGTTATGAAGGTATCGGCCCTTATTGAAGAACTATCGAAGTTTACTACAATAGCGCGAAAGAACAATCTAGGGCGACTCCTCGCCTAATCGGAGTAAATCATGGACACTAAACAGATACAGAAGCTAATCGCGGGGGATTCGGGACGTAGGGCCAAAATTGCCGAGCAAAAAAAGTACGCGGGCGGCTACAACGTCGCAATCCTGGGCAGGCGAGCACATGAGGAGCCGGACGCACGGGTGCCTATCCCTATCGCGCGCAAGGGCATCCGTCTAACCTCGGGCTACATGGTAAAACCGGGGAGTATCGTTTGTTCGAGCGATCCTGATACCTATGTGGCCGAAGTCCTACAGCCCATCTTCGACGTCAACGACGAGCAGCTCACTACGCAAGAGCTTTTCGAGACTGCGTTGACCCATGGGCAGGCATGGGAATACCACTACACAAAAGACAACGAAGCGCGATTCGTCGAGGTGCCTACGGAGCAATGTATCCCGGTATGGAGCGACGACCTTCCGCCCAAGTTGATAGGCATGATCCGCCATTATTGCGAAATGGAAGATGATGGTACCGAAGAGATGCAGGTATATTTTTACGACTCTGCTACAATGACAAAATGGAAGGGCAAGGCTGGGGCCGATCTCGTCCTAGCCGAGCCCGACGAGGGCCAGACAAACCCGATGCCGCATGGCTATGGGGAGGTGCCTTTCGCGCAATACAAGGTAGCCCGCGATTGTAGTAACCTTTTCGACTGCATTATCCCGCTGATTGATATCCATGATAGAATAATTAGTGAAGACTTTGCCAATGAGGCGCAACGATTTGCCGCTTCCTATTTGCTTTTGAGGAATAAGCTCGATTCGACTAAAGACCCTGATACCGGGGAAACCGAACTTGATAAACTAAAGCGTACGCGCACTTTCGAGGATTTGGGCGAAAATGTAACGCAAGCCGTTGCATTCCTAACAAAGGACTTGCCCGCCGAGTTTATCAAAACTACTGCCGACACCTTCGAGCGCCTGATTTACGACATGATGCAGATAATCAACCCGAACGACATCGCGGCCACGGGTACGATCAGCGGAATAGCCCTAGCCTACAAGCTCCTACAATTCGAGTATTTTTGCGCCTCTTGCGAAGCGTACTTCTCGCGGGGCCTACAGTGGCGCATCCGGCTAATCCAGAATGTGACGGGCAACATGAGCGCAAAGCCGCAAGACCGCCCGCAAGTGGATATCAAGTTCCGGCGCAATCTGCCCTTTGACATGGCGATCGCGGTTGACCAGTTCGTAAAGGTTTACGGCATGCTCCCCGATGATGTGGCCTTGAAGCTTTTCCCGGCAGACTTTATCCCCGATCCAAAAGAAGTACTCGACAAAATGGAAGAGGAAAAGGCGCGGAAAGAGAAAATGAATCTCGACAACGCGATTCCCGACGAAATAGAAGGATCCAACTAATGAAAGTAAAAGCAAGCTATTCCCTACCGACCGAATCCGACGGTTACGTGAACACGTGGGCGAGCGAGAAGGCCGAGCCCGTCAAGGCGTTTTTCTCAGATACCATGCAGGATTGGCGCGACAAGGACGGGCGGGCGGTCAAGGTGGCGCTGTGGGAAAAGGAAGAGCCGGAAGAAATAAAACTAGCGCAATCCTCGAAGCCGCGATAGAATGGGATAGGGGGATATATGGGGGAAAGGCTGACCGTAATAAATGAAACGCTTGTATCTGATCAAGGCGAGTTATCTAGCCTGCGCCGCGACCTTTCGCGCTGCATGGCCTTTATCCGCACTATCCCTGACGACG